GCTGGTCCACCGGCACCACGAGCACCGGCCTGTGATACACTAATAGTTTTAACTAATTGTTTCCATAGTTGACTTTGTTTAGTAGGATCACTATTACGCGGATCAGCAATAGAAGCAATCATGTCTTCAATAACATCTACATTAGTTAGACTGTCATACTGATAGGCCAAGTTGCCTAATAGATTTTTTTGAACAAAAGCACGTAGATTTGTTTTTAATACATCAGGTGTTACCGCTTGTGTATTTTGTAAATTCTCAACATAGTTAGTCCAGGCTGTCTGTGCCTTGCCAGCCAAACTACCAGCACTTGCATCAATTTTAGCTTGACTGTAAGCATTACTAGTTTGTTTAAATGGACTAGCAATTGCTTGTCCAAGTCCCTTGATGCCACCGACTGTTTTACCTGCCACTCCGCCTGCTACATTGGCTGCACCTTTAATGGCGCCGCCAACTCCACCGCCACCTTGTGCAACACCTTTGTTATATTGAGTGTTGGCATATTGAGTAGCCTGGTTAGCCGCTTGCCCAACTGTTTGTTTAATAGCTTGTCCTGCTCGACTACCTGCGGCTGTTTTAGCGGCGCTGCTGATAGTATTACCAACTTTTCCAGCGGCTGTTTTAGCGGCATCTACTGCCGCTTTAGGATCCATCCAATTGGGCAGGGCCTCATCTAGCTGAGTATTTTTATTTTGGGTTAGTTCATGAATTTGCATCGGTGCGTCTCACTGTGCGAGTAAATTTACCTGGATCGCGCTGATTGATAGCATTAATCAATTTACGCTGTAAATTCTGAGCATCTTCGGCGCTATAACTTTCGTCGATTTGCTCTAGCAAACGTATCGCACTAGCAATAATGTTAGATGCACGATTTTCTATGATATGGCGCTGATCGCGCTCGATATACATAGCATCTAATTCTTCTAATAAACTGCGAGTTTTCTTTTGCATTTGGCCAGGACCTTTTTATTATTTATTTAAATTTAGGTTCAACCTGTATTTGATTAAGCAGTCAATTCCACAAGCCAAGGAAAAACGGTGCGCCAGTTAGTGTTTCTACGACGGTCTAACTCGTCTAAATACGCAACCAAAACCTCAATCCTTTCTGGATTTTTTGGAGTATTTTTAACATATCTAGCCATACCTTGCATTTGTTTTTTTGTGCTTATTTGATTTTCGTTATCAACCGGCATTAACTCTGTAATTTTGTCAAAATCACTATCAAATACTCCTGGGCCCAGTGTAGTTGGATGCAGTCCTTTTATTTTTCCACCGATTACAAAATCAAAAGAAAAATCAATTTTCATATCTTCAGGGCGTTGGGTATTCCACTCGATTATTTTAGTTATTAATTTAGGTAAAGTTTTAATAGTTAACACAGATATACAAGAGTGTATGGCTAGTTTAACCCAGGGTTTATCTAGTAGATATTCAAAGTTTTTTGTCCAAGTATCAAGATTTATTCCAAATCTGACATATTCTTGTTCTGGTCCCCAGCAGTCTAAACTAGCAGTAAGTTCTAACATATAAATTGAGTTAGATTTAATTAATTTTTCAAATTGATCCATCTTTTTAACAAATTGATTATGAGGTAACATAAGATTACTAATCATATTAATTGTTAACGAAGGATTAGGGTGCAGTTCCCAAAAAGAAAGACACTGATCTAGTTCTTTTTGTAATAAAGATTCTCCTCCAAGAATTTGAAATTGTCTAATAATTTGATAACGATTGTTTTCTTCAAGATAGTTCCATAATCCTGACACCATTTTATTATATGTTTTGTCATCAACAGGGATAAATTTTTCTATGTTTAAATCTTTAATTTGTATAGGACCAAATTTTCTAATTTCGTCATTTATTTGACTACTTAACCCAGGAGAACAATACAGACATGACAGATTACAAGTATTGCTAAAATAAACTTCTAAAATAGTAGGTGTAACAGATGTTGCATTTGGATTGTTAAATAGCTCTGGCGGAACTTTATCGGCGCCGTGATTACGCATCAATGTCATTACACGATCGCTTATTCCGTTATTCTCTTCGACATTTTTACAATACTCGCACCCATTTCCAGGCCAAGACCCTGCTAACATATCCTCTCTTGCTTTTATTTTTTCAGGTAAGTTATGAAAATTACCAAAGTTATCAGGGTCTATGTTATAATATTTTGTTCGATGACATGAAGACGATGTTCCGTTTGATAGATTGATAGTGCTCCACGACCATTTTAACAAACACCCTGTATCGGATTTGATTGGAAAAATTTCGTGCCCTGGATAAAGTTTATATGTTGTCATGTGTTATGATTGTTTAATTTGTCCTAATAATTGTTTTAATTTGGCACTTTGAACATCTGCGGTAATTTTACCCAAATCTTCGTTGTTTGATTTACCAAACGGCCCTGGATCAAATCCTTGCGATGGCGTTTGAGTAGTCATTGTGCTTTTTGCTTTAATACTATCCATTAAGTTGCCCTTGGCAAACGAGTTAACCGGACCTGCTTCTTCACCTGGATCAGTAATACGCATGGTTTCAATGTTATAGTCCAGATCAATCTTTTGTCCTACACCTGTAGAGCTACGAGACTTCATGCACTGGATTTGATACTTGCCACGCTCACGCATAGCACGACTTGTAAAAATACCAAACACGTTATCCGCAGTATTAATCTTACTAATACCACCCGAAATATGACTATGGTCAAATTCAATTTCTTCAACAGCACTACGATTTAACTGCGACGCTGTTACAAATAACACATTAAGTTCTTTGGCCAAGTTACGCAACTCTTCAGAAACATACTTGTCCTTAACAAACAAATCATTTGGCGATACCTTGGCACTAACTGGCATCAACAAGTCTAAGTAATCACACATAATAAAGTCTACCTTAATACCTGTTTGCACTTGCACTTCTTTGATATAACTGCGAATATCATTAATGTTGCTTTGTGCTGGCAATGCTTTAATACGATACTGTCCTGCTTTCTTACTGACCAATTTAACCTTAAGTTCAGTTTGATCAATATCCTTTCGAATCTCTTTAGTCGACATGCCTGCTAACATAGCATCTGTTCGCAACGCACATAGTTCTTCTGAAAGTTCTAAACTGATATACACACCACTAAGTCCAGCTTGTAACCACGACAATGCTATGTTCATCATAACCAGCGACTTACCACTACCAGATCCACCAGCAAAAATGTTAAGCTCTCCGCGACTGAATCCACCATATAGGATCTTGTCCATCTGTGGCCAACCTGTGCTTACTTGTCCACCTGAGTTAAAGTATTTGTTAATACGAGCCTGCGGATCAGCAAAGTAATCTGTGCCCATGTCTTTGGTTAAACTAATCTGCACAGCATCTTTAATTAATTTTTCTACAGGATCATACTCGCCCTTTTCTAATAAGTCTGCACTCTTTAAAATTGCACGTTCTAGTTCTTGACGGCGAGTAAAGCCTTCAAACTCGGTCATAAACCATTCAAAGTGACCGTCATTTAAATCTGGAATATGTTTGAGCTCTACACCTGTTGCAGCTTTAATCTGCTCTGCACCCGGCAGTGTTTTATATTCGTTGCTATGTTTGGCAATAAACTCTGCTACTGGACGTAGGCTACGATCAAAGTTTTCTGGGTTGTAAATGTTTTGCACACGCACATACGACTCTGCGTCTTGCAACATCATTTCTAAGAATAGTTTTTGGACATCAAGCCCGTAGTCTTTTAACAAGTTGTTTCTTCCTTAGTTCTATTTTAATCTTACTAGTTTCTTTGGCCTGCATTATAGTTATCAATGTCGCCAACTTACCCATACGAATTACTGCATCATTTACATCCTTAACACCCTCAGGCCACGTAGGCATACTAACTGCCCAGCCTAGCTCTATTGCACGGTCTACTAATTTCATGCCAGCTTCATCCTGGTCTGGCACTACAACAACGTCACGTCCAAGACTACGTATCAGTCTGACCTGTGCGTCATTAATCTCTGCGTGTAATACTGCTAATCCATTAATGCTTAATGCATCAAATACACCTTCGACTACAATAGCTTGTTGCCATGTATCCTTTTGTAAGTCTGTGCCAAACACATATCCGTGCTGTATATCTTGAATATATCTAGGAGTGCGATCATCTAAAAATCTTGTAGTGTGTCCTACCACTTGATTGTTGTGTGTAAACGGAATTACAATACCAGGTCGTGGCATTGTTTTGTATAAGAATGGATAGTCTGTGGATATTTTTCTCTGTTGAAGATAATCAAATGCTTGTTCGTTAAGCTCTTGGGTATCTGCGGGAAGATCTTTGTCCTCAAATTCAATACTTTGTAATTTATTAACAATGTCTTGCCGCTCACCAAGTAATCCTTCAATAGATTTATGTTTGAGACTTTCAAGATTGATGCGTTCAATTTCTTCTTGTGGAACATTCATCCACTGTAGTAACTTACGAGCTTTGAATGTTAAATTGCGCCCCAGAACAAAACTAGCAGTATATCCACAGTTAAAACAATGGAATGACCACGATCCGTCGTCAGTAGGTTTAATGCCGCCACGCTGTCTCTTATCTTGTGTATCGCCGCGATGAACACAACAGGGTGCGTTGAAACTTATCCAGCCACTTGCTGTCTGTTTTCGCTTTGCTGGAAGAAAAGAAATCACATCAATCATGCTATAATTATAACATGATTTTCAGTAATATTCAATGAGTTTTGGTTTTATCTGTAAAGTAAATCAACCACATAGCCGGTGCTGATTAGAACAGCGGCGCCAGTTTGGTTAGGTGTGTTTGGATATACACCTGCGCCCATGCCTGCGTTTGGAAGATACCAGTAACCGGAACCGCCATTGGTTACTTCGATTCCGGTTACTACTCCTTCAGATATAGTAGCTACTGCGGTGGCGCCAGACCCTTCACCAATGATACTGATTTTAGGGGGTGCCAAATATCCTGTTCCGCCATTAAGCACGTTAATACTAGTAACTACACCGCCTTCGGTTACAGCATAGGCAAGAGCCGGAGTTCCGGGCTGATCTGGCACGGCAAAAATACTGTTGTTAAAACAAACTCTTAACAAAGGATACCAACCAACAACATTCATGTAGATAGTTCTAGTTTCGTTATAATAGGTTGTTGATTCTGTTACATTATACCAAAGACTTTCATAGTTTTCTGCGGCCTGCACTTTGATTGTTCCAGTGTAGCCATCTAAAGTCATTTGTATTGTAGTAATAGCATTAGTCGGTTCAATAAAACTACTGCAAAATTCTGTGTCAATAAAACTATTCCAATAATTGCCGCCGTTAGGATTACCTGTCCACCATGTGCCAGGACTATAGCTTCCCCAAGAAGTGCCATCTAAGCTGGCTTGAGCACTCATTTTAATTGTAGGAATGGTCAAAGGTGCACTAGGAACGTGCTGTGGCAATATGCTATCTACGATTGTAGCAGGTGCTCGCGCTCCTGCTTGTGCGTTAGTAAATACTGCTTCTGTTAGTCCACCCGGTTGTGTGCGCTGAATACTGTAAGTTGCCGGCTGTGCTAATACTTCCAATAAATCAGAACTGGATAATGTAACTTTAGCACGTCCTGTTGGGCCGTTGAGTATAACCAATGGCTTTTCAACTAAAATTTGGTCGCCAGCAGTATTGAGAGCCCGGAACAAGAAACTACTGCCTGTAATGTTAACGGGTTTCTCTTGTTGATTAATGAACTCAAATAAAAGCACATTGTCAACACCTTTGTTTATGGTTAGTTGTTTTGCATACACGGGATCATACCTATAGATAAATGTTTCGCCCGCACCAGTGTCCATGAGTAACACTCGAGTGATCTGCTGGTAGATATAGACTTGGGTTGAATACATACAGTATATTTAGCACCTTTGGAAACCTCGGGCAAAATGGTCTGGTAAATATCCGTAGATATGAACAATGATTTTTTTGAAAAACTAGCGGAAAAATACCCATTTATTACCTTGTGCGTGTATGCCACAACGGAATATGTAGGGATTATACAAAATCAGGACGACGCTATTACAACTATCTATGACTTTGGTTCTATCGCAGATGTTGATTTAAAACGGCACTTTTTAGAATTAGCCAATATTTGGTGGTGGGAAAGTAATCGTAGTATTCCTATTAACATATTCCTTAAAGGTGATTGGGATATATTTAGGCCGTATCTTCGAACATTTACTAACAAAGATTTAGAAATTCTGCATGGTCCTATATGCAGTCTAAGTGAAATGAGTCGGAAAAAATCTAAACGTAAGTCAATTACTCTTGTTCGCCGAGTAGATTGATAAAATAATCAGCAATTGTTTTCATATCATCCGCAGTCGGGTGAGTGATCTTTCCAGTTAGTTCTAACATATTAAATTCTTTTATATCCAATACATTTGGATCTTTTTGAAGATGCTGATAAAAAGCATTATTTACAATATTTTCGTTTTTATAGGAAGGTCCTGCATAGATCAAATATTTTATATTGTTCTGACGGAAAAATGCTGCCAATCCAACAATACTGTATAATATATTTGTGTTAAGAGCATCAATATTTTGTAGGGCAATATGTTGTTTTGCGTAGCCCACTATTTCAGAAGGCCAATTTTTCTCATCCAATGGGTTTATTGATTCAAACTCGTCATCAACTTGATGATTAATAGTCAGACGATCGACAGGCAATCCATACTTCCAGTGATTTTCTTTATTGGGCGTTCCAGCGTATTCAAATCTATGCTGGTGAGTTAACTGGATTAATGCAACAATCGGTTCGTTATTTTTTAATAAATTAATACAATCTCTCATTGCACGACGAACAATTATGCTGTTACAATATCCAGGAACAGCATGATCAACCACTGACCAGCCAAAATGTTTTCCAATTAATAATGGATATCTTTGATCTCTCTCTAGATCAAAATTAGCAGTATAACTACATCCAGCACTATATAAGACGGTCATTAATTTATTAAATTCATATGTAAGGCAACCAAGGCTGCATAGCCAATAGCATGTGCGTGTTTAAATACAAAACCTTTAGAATCATCACCATCCCATACTGATTCAAATACTTTGGCCCAAGGTCGATTCTGTAGGTGTGCCTTACCAGGACGAATGATACTAATAAAAGCTGCCATTCTTGGAATACTATCTGGCTTCATTGACTTCAACAGTTCTGTGTAATTGCCCACGTGAACCAGTTGTTTGGCCCACTCTGCGTCAGTCCAAAGTCGTTGCCACGGTGGTTCTTTTGCTAGCATTTCTTCGTAGTGTGCTGGATCTTTGACTAACTGATACACTGACATGTTTAACAAGTCAATTTTAAAATAGCCCAATTCTTCTGCTGCTTCGTAATCAATTGCCGCACATTCATTAACAGGATCATAGGGAATATCTGTAACGTATACACCACTGTTATGGCGACGCACTTGTCCTTGATGTGATTGACGTGCTGGCGTAGCATGAATCAACTGTAATAGTTGGTCTCTATCTGCTAAGTCAATATCAATATCTGCGCTCATTGGTGTTCTTCCAAATATTTTAAAGCATTTGATAATCTGCTGGTATTGTCACTAAAATTACCTAATCCTAAATTACACTTATGACAAATCCAGGCTCTAAACTTTCCAGTGTTATGGTCGTGATCGGCGCACCAGCCTTTTGGCCTAATACTATGTCCTTGTATTTCTTGTTTATTTCGTTGACATATCGGGCAACAGTAATCTGCTGGAGGCGGTGGATTATTTTTCTTAAGATCTCTCACCAACTTAGATTGTTTTTTTGCACACGGTTTACATTCGTAACGAAGATAGTTTGCGCCNCCGTCGCGTCCAAACATAGTTAATGGTAAATTAGTTAAACAAATACCGCACGTTTTAGTTGTCATTACCAACCTGCTTTCTGTAATATATCCTTGGCATACTCTTGGTCCGCTGGATAGTCCTTAAACTTACGCATCCAAAAGTCTGCATCAATGTATGGCCAGATCATTGATACTTGTGTGGCATCCAATTCAGCTAGAAACTTTTGACCCGATTCACTATTATAAATGATCCATGGACTAATACGACCTGTGCTTACAGCATATACCATAGCATTAGTATTGCCGTAGCGTAGACAATCTTCTGCTGGATGCCCACTCTTCTCTGCCCAGTCAATGCCAAACTCCATGGCACGAGCCAAGGCATCGTTAACATTCTCTACACGCAGATAGTCTGTTAGGTATTCTGTATAGACTGTATCTTTGGCCCAGTGATCGATCTTTTTGTTTTGTTTTAATACCCACTCAACAAACCTAGCTGGGTTGATTGCACGAATGTCTACACAATAGCGACCAAACTTTACAAAGGCCTTGTAGTAAGGTGAGTCAGCAAAGTCATCAAATGTTTTTAGCCGGGCTGATCCTTGCGTAAGTTCATAGAACTTTAAGTAAGCATTAAATCCCAGGCGCACACCTGCTTCATCTTTTTCCATGCGACGGCGCCGCGGCTCACATGAATGCACCGCAAGGCTAGACTCCTTCATAAAGTCTTTCTTACAATACTGGCAGGTATACTTCATTTTTTAACGTCTTGCCCACTTGCTTTTATGTAGGCGTCAATATCTTTCTTAGTATTAATTTTAGCCATTAGTTCTAGCTCATCGTCTTTAAGGTGTGGATATATTTCAGCTAGTTGTTTCTTAATACCTGTGGCACCAGGTTCTTTTTTCTTAGGAGCAATCCACTGATGTCGTTGTGTGCCCATACCTGGACTTACCGTAGTGGCACATAGCCATTGCAATTTTGGGTGACGGTTAATATTGAAAAAGTGTTTATTCAATCGTTCATTTGTTGATATAAGATAAAACTCTTGTAGGTCTCTACTACCTTGAACACTTGATCCATAGCGAATCATAAGAAAGTTACTAAACTTTTTACGTTCTTCGTCAGTTAAGCTGTTATAAAACTCTCGATCTTTACGATCAAATACAGCCATTTCGTTGTTGATACTAAGTTTATCCATTACCAGGCTAAGTTATAGTTTACTACTTCACAATTTCGACTAATGTCCTTGACAAAATATACACAGTCAGGACTATCTCCTTCACCAACAGGAACACATAGCAATTGTCCGTTCTTAAGTTTAGGAGCATACCACGACACTTCTTGATAGACATCAATGATTTCGATGTCAAGAAAACTTGGACGGAAACTTGATAACGGATTAAATTGGAATGCCTTGAATCCTCGATCATTAATACTAGTAAGAGGTAACACTTCAAGGTCGCCCAGGTCTGGTTCACCAATTAAGATTTGCCAATCTACAGGCATGCGAATTCTATGTTCACCAATGCGTAAGACTAATGCCGGTGCTGTAAAACTTTCTAAAAATATTAACGGAATATAATGATAGTCTGGATCTTTAGGATCGCTATTATCAAAAATAGCAAAACGCATGTCATCAACTTCTTCTGGAAGGTGATCTAAGTCAAATGGGGTGTTATCAAGTGTTAATATTCTCATAAGTTTATTATAACATATTTTCTAGTAGTTGCAACCTTTATTTCCATTCTAACTTTTCTTGTGTAAAAGGATAGTTGGCTTCTTTGTAGAATTGCTTGCGCTTGGTTAAATGACGTTTGGCAAACTTGCAAGTGCTAGTTACGTCCCAGATTTGGACGTGGTCTTTGTCTTCTGCCTTGCGTATTCCGCGACCAATTGACTGGATGACCCGGACAAAAGATTTACCAGGTTCAACAAGAACAAGATTAAAGATACGGGGTATATTAATACCAACAGCAGCAACACCGTAAGTAGCCACAATAATTTTTCCTGTGGCTTCTGCCACCAAGTCATATTCATCTTGTCTGTCCTTTGCTTTGGTTGCGCCGCTAACAAATACTGCTATATCACCTAATAAATCTACCAAAGCATGACCGGCGGCCACACGATCTACCAGGACAAGTGTATTGCCAGTGACGTTAACCTGTGCTATGAGTTGTGCTATTGTTTTAAGCCTGTCGGCATCTTCTAATAGAAACTTTAATTCACTTTGATAGTTGGTGAACTCTGCATGATCAACTAGTTGAACAATATTTACATGGCACTGTGCTAGCACTCCGCGGTCTTGTAACTCACTTGCTGATAGTTGGCTAATAACTGGACCAAGACTACACTTCAATGCTTGAAACTCAAATGGTTCTTTAGGAACTGTTCCTGTTAGTCCCCAACGCAAAGGTATCCGGGCCATTACACCGGTAAGCAGACTCTTGAGAGCATCAGCTTTGGCCATATGAACTTCGTCAACAATCACACACACAACATCTTCCAAGAACTCGCCAATTGTGCAATCACCTACGCCGGCCTTGGTATTCTTAAGCAAGACATTTAGGCTTTGCCAAGTGCAAATAGTATGCTGGCGACCCCACTCTTTTCGATCACCAAAGTAAACACCCACATCCTGTTCCATGTTAATGTAGTCTTTTTCTGTTTGTGTTACTAGACTCTTATTAGGAACAATAACGATACTACGCCCGTAGGGTGCAACAGCGTTTGATAATGCAGCTGTGATAACCGTCTTACCGGCGCCAGTGGCAATCTCTTGGATACATTGTGGATTCTTAAGGAAGTTATTAATAACATCGACTTGATAGTCACGCAACTCCATAGGTTGCCCTTCCATTGGATGTCCTTTGGGCCACGGGATATGGATAAATGCATTTTCCTCTACCGGCTCAAACTCAAAGTTAATCAAATAATCTCTTTGATCATCTAGCTCAATATCATAATTAAACTTTTCTAGAATAGGAATAATGTCTGGTAGCAGGTTTACGTAAGTGCTGCCACCCAGTTGAAAGTAACTGACCTTACCATCCCAACGACCTAGTCTGACCGCTGGCAAGTATCTAGCACCCGGAACGTCATACTTAAACGCATTAACCAAAGCTCGACGAGCGTCCAGCTCTAGACCTTCAATTTTAATGTTTACTTCATCTCGTATTATGATTGTTGCGGTTCTCATTGTAGTTATTATACATAATTTTATATGAATTTACAACCTCAATTTGAAATTTTTGATTTTTGATATTTTGGTGAACAATAATATGCCAACGAGGTTCATTGCTGTGATTAAACACGGTATGTCTTTGATTAACATCTAACCAAATAGCACGGCCAGGCGCAAATGGCACTGATCCTTTTTCTTCTATAACAAAATCACAATCAGTGGGTTGTGTTATAGCAATATTAATTGGATTTAACCCAGGGGATCCATTGTCACTATGAATACTTATATAGCCGCCAGGTTCTAAAAGCATGACTCGTATACGATGATACTGATCTCCAGGCCATTGTGTTTTGAAATACTCAACTGTTTTAGGCATTAGCTTTTCTGCTTCAGGGGTCCATTGATAAGAGCGATCATCGTTGTAATATTCGTCTTCTCTGGTGGCATCGTATGCCTTTCCGTGTATACAAAAACTTTTCCAACCTTGATGTTCATTGTATTCTTCTCGGTGCACCAACAACAAAGATTCTATGTTTTTGATCTCTGTTAAAATAATTTCATGAGGAACCAGCAAAGTCAACGGTAACCACGGTAGCCCAGACTGGGTGCTTATCCAATCTGAGTCAGCCAACGGATTATAGGCTGGCAATTGATATTGATAATCTTTATATTTTTTAATCATCAATTGACTTATTTTTTGTTTCATTTTAATTTTTCTTGAAACTTTTTATATTGTTCTGCTGTGGTATGCAATAGTGTCCACTTGTAATTTAATATATTTGAGCACCATATGTCATCGTATATATCAACTTCATTATTTAAAACCCAGTTGATTAAATTATCATTACAAAATTTAACAATTTTTGTTTCTTTGGCCAGTAGCCATTGAGTTTTAAAATCACCAACAACTGTATTATCAAATGTTGTGTTGACATGTTCAATAAATTTTTTTGGACTTTTTAACTTCAATCTTTCTAGTGGAGTTAAGTCAGGGTTGTCAAATTGATAGTGTGTAAGTTTATTTAGACTTATAAAGTTCCAAACAAACTCTCCATAGTTATCGCCGTTCCAATTGTGCCATAGTTCCTGACAAAATTTAATTTGTATACGGCTTATGTCCACAATTTGTATTTGGTCAGTTGCCGGATCTATAATATTTACCACCCAAGAAAGTCCAGAGCCCGGTGAAACTAATTTTTGTTTTTTAACTACAACAATAGGTTCGTTGTTAAAAATCCATAACTGATTTTCGGCTATATTTTTGTAATCTTGGAATTTGGTTAAATCTACTGTGTTGTTGTATTGAAACTGTTTTATTTCTCTAATAGAGTTATTCCAATTTACTATAGGACGCTTATTAGATAACTGACGAGCTATTAGCCCTTGTCCAAAATTAGTTACCTTATATTGAATTAATTGAACGGGGTCTGGTTTGACCCATAACGGAGTATAGTCATCGTGTAAATTTTGCTCACTTCTAATTGGTAATGGATGGGTAACTGTATCTATTAGAAAATCTTCGGCATCAAAATTTTCTATATCCATAAACCAACATTGGTCATTGAGATATAATCGATCAGACGGATGCCATATTAAATGTGCAATCAACCCGTTGTGTGGATAGGTATTGACCAAGTCACGAAATTTTGTCCAGTCTGTTATCAATGTTCCGCTGTTTACAAACAAGGCCCTGGTATGATTGTTATTTTTTGCCCAGGTATACCCATCGATCCAATTTTCGCAAATGAAAATTTCTTGATTAGTGCTTTCACCGTTTTTATCAAACTTAATAGTGCTCAGTGTTTGATTAACTAACGGTCCGTTTAATACTATGGTCGGCCACAACATTAAACTTTCACCCTTTTAGGAACTATGTTGTTCTGTAAACTTGCTTTAAACTGATCAAGTTGAGAAATTTGTCCTAACACGTTACATCCAAACATGTTTTCGATGGTCCAGTCTGACAAATTCCAATGCTTGCACCACAAATGTTTGTAGTTGGCCCACCAAATTTCAAATTGTTCACATTCAACATTTTCTAAGGTATCTACATCAACAAGAGCAATATGAATTTTTGGCCTTAATTTTAACCAAGGCTTAGCAAGTTGACACATTCTACTCATGTCGTTTGGTTCATTATTCTTCCAATACTGATAGGGACTTTTTCCTAATTCAGCCCACTGGACAAACATATCTCCTGCTTTTAATTTTGTTGTAGTTGACATCAACCACTCTGATTGCATGGGTCTTTCTACTAGACCAGATTTTTCTCTATAGTCAATACTTAAATATTTGTCAGGAAGTTTAAAATATCTTTCACAAAGATGTATGTGCTCGTGAAAATCTAACCAATCTCTACAACCATCATATCCTTGTTCATAAATTTTGTGTATTTGATTAAAATACTGTTGATCTTGAATCAAGCACTTGTTTTTATCTATGTCGACGTTTACTTTTTTAGCAAACTGAACTAGGTGCTCCACTAGGGTTTTATACCCAATGCTGGGCACGTAATATGGATTATCCCATGGATTAAACGGTATTTCTAAATGCGAAAGGTGTTTATAAATTTTTTGATAGATCTCACTTAACGAACTTTGATTAAAACTCAGATCAAAAGATTGCCCGTTCGAAAGAATTAGTTGCATGAGATTTATATTTATAGTATGGGTTTTTTTGATCAAAAAAAAACAGGCCCCTAAAGGCCTGTCGAAAGTGGGTAGTTTGCACTACCCAGGAGCTACCAAATACTTACCGGATCATCGACCCAGTTAGGAATTTTTCAATCTATCAACTTTGGTCCACTCGTCTTGGGTCATTGTAACTATAAACGATGCACCAAACCAAATATTAAGCGTTCTAGTTTCAAGTTCCATTTTAGCTATTCTTCATACAAGTTGTAGCGGCCAGGGCCTTCCAGTTTTCAGCCGATACTTTGGTCAAGTCCGCAATCTTTAAGGCCATACGCAGGCTTATTTCACGCAGGCGATTTTGATTAGTTTCCATGAAGCTGATCACTTCGTCGCCTTGCTCTGCTGTAAAATCGTAGTCGGCAAACAGTTCACCTTTTAAGTAAATCTGCTTGATACGCAAGAAACGATCACGTAGGGTGTTAAGGGTCAAGTCAATAAAG